GTTGCCTGTCCCGGTGCTGTCCATGTCCTCACCAGCCTGAACAACAGCGGAGAAAGAATTGAGGTAGCTAGGAATGGGCTTTGGTGCAGCAACTTCCAAGTCAACAGTACTGATGTACACGTTAATGCCGATGTCGTTGTTGACAGCGGAATTAGGCGTGGCCAAATCATTCATGACGTAAACGCCAATCACACCGTTAGCCTGGGAGTCGGCGCTGGTGAAGGCCGTAGAGGACCTCCAAGCGTTGCCATTGGCCCAGGAACCGACCTCGAGGTAGTGCTGGGGTTGAGCCCAGTCGACCTCTATGACGACATCTCTCTCATCGGCTATATCTACAATCCGGGTGTACTGGACATTGGATTCAAGGGTCTTGATGTAAGAGGGGTCAAAAACTATGCGGAGACGGCCACGGTGGTAAGCGGAAGCCACTATCTGGAACCGAAACCGCATCTTGCCCCTCCAGTACCTAAAAGGGAAAGAAGCGAAGGCGCACGCAGGCAAATAATTGTAGCCAGAGGCCACGACGCACAAATTGGGGGCAACGCGCATGTTGTAAAGGTGGTCGCCAGAGACTTGGCTCGTCGCCCAACCGAAAGTGGTGAGAAACGATTCACGAGAGCCAATGCCGGCGATGCTGAGCTCGTCGGGCACATCAACTCCAACGATGGCAGGGTCAATGGAGACTTCCTGTTTGGAATCGACAGTGAGCTTGGAGACATTGTCGCCAGCGTCAGATGGCGCAAGTGAAGACACGTATACGGGCCGCATGTTGGCATGAGGTGCGATGATGGCAGGACGAGACCAGCCAGCTGCACGTGCCAGACGTGCGGCAGCTGAAGCCGCGACCGAAGTTGCGCGGGCGTAGGGCCCAACTACTGGCAAAGAACTGAGGTGGGCAGCCGCACCGCCCACAGCGGTAGCCATGTTCTCGACAGGGCCAGAGCCGTATTCATCACCGGCTTGGACGACGAGGGAAGACGAAGGCACCGAGGTGGGTACGGCGTACATGACATCAGAAGCCCAAATGAACACGCTAATGGTAATAGGCTGCACAGCAGCGTTGGCATGCTTAAGACCCTGGATCTCCCTGATGTTGATCAGGCCAAGGCGGGCCCAGTCAGAAGATACAGGGGACAAAGCATCGTAAGGCCAAACAAAAGGGAGCTCCATCTCGTTTGCGCAACAGTCGGAAGGGTCGATGAAAACCTTCATGCGCTGAGACGCTGCGACAAGATTGGCGAAGCCAGTGGTGGCCGCCACGGTCACATTGTCATTGGTAGGAAGGGGCTGGTAATCCGCCATGAGACGCCCATAGTAGAAACCATTGCCATTGATAAGGAAACGCACGTGCAATTTGGACTGCAAGAGATTGTAATTGTTAAGCCTATTGATCACTCGGGGATTGCTATAAAAGAGGGTCCAGGGGTTGAAGGTCTCCCCAAAGGGTGTCACCTGGTTAGGAGTCCAGGTAAACGTGGTGGCGAGTATGGGCCTACTCAGGAAGTTGGCCATAGAGTCGTCCACAGAGCTGAAGACATTGTCGCGCGTTGGGTCCTTGCGGGTGGGCATAGCGACGACGGTTCCCATAGTTGAGTCGGCCATGGAGGTGGTCTCCATGGTCGTGTTGGCAGGTATACGGTCCTGGTAAACGTGTGAAAGTTGATTGGTGGCAATCCGGTATACAAGCCAAGGGCAGGATCAAGCCCAAGACAGGTGTGGAAATAAAAGGTGAACGCCAACACCTCCCCTAAATAGGGGTGCCCCAAACGAGGGGGGCGCGTACACAGCACAAGCTAACACTAAGCGAAAATCTCCAATAGACTAAGTGCAAGTAATCAATATGCTATGGGCAGAGTGGGTGCACTCCCTGCCATAGTGTCGGGCACAAGCCCTTGTGGAGTTATGGTGTTCACCAGCACCTGTAGTTAATATTCTAGGGGCAACCACAAATCCCCGGGCGTATTTGTAATGCGCACGCCCATGCGCTATGTCCCCCTCACTCCGAGGGGGAGGCCACATTCTCCGCCAGCCAATCCGCCAACGCGGCATCGTAGCTGGCAGAGTCAGGTGACAAATAACAATCTGCTCCAAAGGACTTGGCTACTTCAATGAGCTTTGGCACACGCTCCTCATATACAGCCCGCCCATGTTGAAAGAGCTCCCGGATTGCACCCCCGATAACGACAGCAGCATGCGCGGTAGGAGCTACAACGAGCTTGGTGGGCCACACATGCAGAGATTTGTAGATGGACGGAATGGCAAGAGGAGCCATGTAGTGCCCAGTCTCAGCATCAAACCTGAAATTGCGCTTCAGGAAAGATG